ATAGTCTGCTTGTCGAGATGGTGTACGGCTAACAAAGTCATGAAACTCGGGTGTGTTGATAGTCTCTGAAAGGTTCGGGTAGGCTTGTACTAATGCTGCACCTTCCGTCCTAAAGAGATTTTCTTCAGCATCCCGCGTCCTAGTCTCTGCGAGCTCATCAAAGTTCTGCTGTACGATCTTCCTTACCGTCTCCACTGGGTTCGTGATAAGGTCATCGCCTGATACGTCTAACGGTTCCCGTTCAATAGGTTTGGACTCTGGCGCTGTGCGCTGTAAAGCACTGAGGTCGTTGACCAAGCCCCGGTAGGTTCCGACTTCATTACGAACTCGGCCCAACTCTGATTCAGCATTCATGTGCATATCAGCTACTTCCGCAACTGTTTTGCCTTGATACTTCTCGGGCAGGGGGTCATCGACAGGCTTTACGACTTCGCCGGGCGTAGGTTCGCTTGTCGGCTCAGGCGCAGGGTCTGCTGCTGGTGCAAGAATTGTAGACAGTGGCCTATGTTGGTAGGCCGTATTAACTTGCTGTACTGGTTCTGTTGCCATTACGGCATCCTCCAATTTGCGGGGCCTCGGTATTGAGGTTTGCCCTAGCTGCCGACCGAGTGGTGCGTCTTGTCTACACCATGTCTCTCGTAGAACTTCTTGTCCTCGGCTGCCTTTTTAGCTCTCTTCTTTTCCCACTTCGCGTACTCTCCCGGAAAACTTGGATCTGTTCCCGATAGTTTGATACGCGGAGCGGAGATGAGCCGCTTAGTAATGTTCGAGCATTTAGGGCAGGGCGGTAGTACGTCCGGCTTTACTAATTTCTCGAACTTATGTTTACACTCTGTACAACGAAAGTCGTATAGAATGAATTTACTCACGTAGGTCGTCCTGACCTTCGTCGTTGAGTATAGACTGCTTTTGCGCTGCGATTTGGTCTTCTAGCGCAATCAGTTCTTGTAGCAGGCCGTACCGTACCCTAGCATTCTGCACGTCGTCCATAGACTTCGCGTTGAAGAATGTTAGGTCGGAGAGAGCTGCGCTCTCTTCAACCCACCCTTGCTTCAGTAGAGTCCAACCGCTCGTATTGAACGTGGACTCCATGCTCCTGAAGAATTCTGTTTGTTTGGCTGTTAGCTCGGCCATATCCCTCTCCTAATGAAAATTTAATGCTAATTTAACAAGTATTACTTGTTATTCTTGTTATTTTTGTCTACGGCCTTCTCTTGGATGCGTAGACCTTCTGCAGTTAGCAAGTTCTTATCCTCTTGAATGTCAAGTCCGCGAGACACGTTATCTGTCTCTTCTAGCTCGTTGATCAGCTTGGCCTTCTTCAAGTCCTGCTCGGAAGGTATCAGCTTGGTTTCTTCCTCAAGCTGCTCTGCCTGTTCGATTGTCTTGAGAGCCTCTGCTTTCAGCTTCTCTATCTCAGCCTCTAGCTTCTCGACTTCCTTGACTGGTAGTTCGAGCTGTGCCTTCTGAGCGGCTTGTTCCTCTGGCGTCGGCTGTTTCTCCTGTGCAGCCTTGAGGGCAACCAGCACATCGCCACGTACCGGCGAGGAGCTGTGTTCAAATATTCCCATGATGATAGGCATCGAGGCCGGGCTGTCCGGGCCGACGACACTCATAAGGTTGACCATGAATTGCTGCTCGATCTCGCGAGCCATCATGCCGATAGAGCCGCGTACCCGGAACTCATAGTCCTGTGGGTAACGCTGTGGCTCGAACTGCATCTTGAGGCGCAGTACACGTCTTATAAGCCGGTCCATGTAGCACTCGATGTTAAACATCGTACGCTTGGATCGCTTTATGAATGAGGAGGCGGCTAGGGCTGAACCCGTAGCCGTCTCATCTCGAACGCCAGCGCGCAGACCTTGAGAGTCTGCCGCGCCTGTAGCCTGCTGACCCATGCGTTCAAGGGCATCCATATGTGCATATGTATTCTGGTCCGGGCCAGTGATCTTGAACTCTTGCAAGACCTCGCTCGGGTTACCGCGCGTACCCCAGAACTTACCAGGCCATGCGTTCATGTTACTGTTCGGAGGCATACGTGTAAGGTCACCAGCGAACATTGGATTGTTAGACCAGGCCAGTGCTTCAATGCGTGCGCGCATTTCAGCGTCCATAGCGCGCTGTATGTTAGACGCCTTTTCGCCAACACCCCTTCCGTAGAAGCGGCCAGGCACTGCCTCGTGCTGATAGCTGATCATTAACCGCTCACCAGTCTCCAGCGGATTCTCTATCACACGCAGAAGGTGAGTCTCGTTGGCTATCGTAGCTATAACCTCGGTCATATCGAATTCGCCAATAGCCTCGACCAGTGACGTATCCAGTACCGTACCATTGCCTTCGGCGACCGCTTGCATGTACATGCGTGTCGGGATCAGGCCGTAGTACTCGGTGATGTAGCCAACCTTGCCTTGACTGCGCCTGTTGCCTTCCGGAGTATCTCCCCGGTTCTCAGAGATACGTTTAGCGCGAAACTCATTTACGCGGAAGTCATTGTAGTAGACTCCCTCGGCCTGCTTCTTCTGGACCAGATGCAGCGGCATAAGGAATTCGTGTGCGCAGCCCAACATATCATCTATGTCTCGCGCACCTGGATCAGCGACAAAGCTGCCCGGCTCAATAGCTACCGGCTTGATCTGCACTACCTCGTGTTCTTCGATATTAAGCTTGCCTTCGCTGTCGCGTACAGGCTTCTTTACGATCTTGGTGTTTATCTGGATCTTGGTGATCCCAGTGCCATACAGGCAGCCGTTCAGAGCTGTAGAGGCGAACTGGTCTACGAAACCTTCGTTGCGCAAGTCCTGCACCAACAGGTCGCGTGCGGCTTCCATATCCTCGTCGTCGCCGTCTTCTACGTCATCTGGCAGATCAATGAAGTATTCCCGGCCAAGTACTGCCTCTGTGATCTCGGCAACGGTCAGGTCGATAGCCATAGAGGTCAGCGGAGAGATTAAGCGCGAGCGCTCAGTCTTGAAATTCTTGTGCTGCGGCATCCAAAAGCCGCGCCACTTGGCGTAGAACTCGTCCCACAGCTCCATAAACTGCCCGTCGCGCAGGACTCGCCACGGAATAACGTTTCCCATGATTTCGCCGACAACGTCACCACGCTTGCCGCCCTGCACTTCCTTGGCTTGCTCAGCGCCAGCGACTTCGCGTTCTCTTACGATATGGGTATTCGCCATCTAATATCCTGCTTGTGGGTCCATCGGAACGTACTTAGTAGATTCCTCGATGGCCTTTATGTCAAAGTTGCTTATGGTTTCGGGTACGAGCTGGTCTACATAAGCCAGCGCGTCTACAAGATCGTCATGTACGTACTTCGAAGGGAAGCTTACGGCCTGGTCAATGAGTGTAGCGTTCCAAGCTCCGCGCATAAGGTATATATCGCCCTTCTCCGCACGGCCTTGTAGCGCCCACTGCACGCGGTCGTACTTGCGCTGGTTACCGTGGGTTAGCGGCTTGATCTCAAACCACCTGTTGTAGCGCGCCATGTACTCGCGCATATAGGGTTCGACTGCGTTCATCAGCGCGCCCTTCTCGATTCCGATTATGGGTATGCTGTGCTTGTGTGCGGCCCTTACGATACGGTTAGCGGTCTCTCTTACTCCCCACTTGCCGTACTGTATGTCTGTGACGTACCACCGGCCAACAGAGTCTACTTTCACGATAGCTATTGCTGTATCGTCTAGGCGTCTCTGCTCTTTCTTTCTGTCCGGGTCTGCAGCAAACCCCGCCAAGTCAACGGCCATAAACGTGTCAAATTGGGTATCTGGGAGTGTGTCAATGACGGGGAACTGGTCGGCGTTGAACAGTTGTCCACTGCTCGCAATAAACTTCGCCTTAATTTCCTGTTCGTATAGATCACTGCTGCCTCTGGCATATTCTTTGGCGAGCGCTGCGCGCTCCTCTTCCTGAATAAGCGGGTTGTCATCCATCGAATAGTTGAAGACGCCCCAATCAGGCTCGCCTATCGCTAGTTCGACTAGATCATAGAAATGGTTGCGCCCCTTGGGCGTACCAATGAAAAGAGCGCCGCCTCGTACGTCCGCTAAAGCGGGACGGATAATCTCAGGCCATACCCTCGGCGGCATGTCGGCATACTCGTCTAAGACGGCGAAGCGTATCTTCATGCCTCGGGCTGCATCTGGATCGTCCATACCCAAGAGTCGAATTCTGCATCCGCCTAGTTCTGGCGGCAGTTCTATCATACTGGTCTTTTCAAGCATCCGGCACGTTAGGCCGGTTGCCTTTTCGATCTCGTGGGCAAACTTCTTGAAGTAGGGCCATGCGTTACGCTTTGCCTGCTCTCGGTCAATTCCGATGTATATAACCTCGGAAGACGAGTCGAGCTTGACTCCGCGCCCA